AGAAGAAGAAAAAAATCTATTGACAATTATGATTTAGATATTGAAATTTTAGTTGATTTAGAATTTAAAGAGGCTGTTTTTGGAACCCAAAAAGAATTAAAATATAAAATAAAGAAACCGTGCAAAGAATGTGATGGCACAGGTGGTGAGAAAACAACTTGTGATTATTGTGGTGGAAGAGGGCAAATAAGCCAAAGACAAGGCTTTATGAGTTTTGTTCAAACCTGTCCAAAATGTGGTGGTCATGGCGAAATGCTAAAATCAAAATGTCCAAAATGTGGTGGCAAAGGGTATGATGAGGTTGAGCAAAGCTTTAAATTTGATATACCAAAAGGCGTTGATAATGGCATAAAAATAAGAATAAGCCAAAAAGGAAATCTTTCAAAAGATGGAAGTTATGGTGATTTATATGCTGTAATTAGAGTAAAAGAAGATGATAGGTTTGTAAGAGATGGAGATGATGTTTATTTAGAAGTACCAGTTTTTATAACTCAAGCAATGTTAGGAGAAACTATTATTATACCAACTTTAGATGGTGAAAAAGAGTTAAAGCTTAGAGTTGGTACACAAGATAAAGAGCAGTTTGTTTTAGAAAATGAAGGAATTGAAAATTTAAGAACTAAAAAAAGAGGAAATTTAATAGCCCAAATTTCAATTAAAATGCCAAAAAAATTAAATGAAAATCAAGAAAAACTTATAAAAGAACTTGAAAAAAGTTTCGGAATAGAACCAAACAAGATGGTTGAAGAGAGTATGTTTGATAGAATAAAAGGCTGGTTTAAATAAAAGTTGCCAAAAATGGCAACTTCAAGTTATCCAAAGATAGAATAGATATCATCTAGTAAAAAGTATTTTTTGTCAGCTGTTCCTTTATAAAAAGGATCTATACTATCTATAAACTCTTTTTGAAAAAAATTATCCTTGCTTAACTGTATTAAGGATTGATTCACAAAGCTAAAAGATCTTTATTTCCTTTTTGAACGCCAATAGCAAGGAACTCGGCTTCTCCTAAATTTTTCATACTTACTTCAACACTATTATCAAGTATTGGGAATGTCATAACAACTATATTATCAGCAGCGTAAGCATCAGCTTCTTTTGATTTTAATTTTGAGTAGCATTGACTTGCTGTATTGCAGTAAGCTACATTATAACCTTTGTTTTTAAAGAAAATATCTGCTGTGCTACTTTTTCCACAAAGTATAGTTTTACCTTTTAGATCTTGCATATTTTTTATATTGTCATCTGAATTTGTTAAAACTCCAATATTAACTGAAAAATAAGGCATAGAAAAGTCAACATATTTAGCTCTTTCTTTAGTGTTTGTATAGTTTGCAATTACAAGATCAACCTTATTTTCTTGCAAAACAGGAATCCTATCTTGTGGGACTATGGTTACAAATTCAAGTTTTCCACTATTCTTGCCAAATAGCATATTTGCTATACTCTTTGCAAGCTCTATTTCAAAGCCAACAAAACCCCATTGTCTATTTTGCTAAAAGGTGGCTGACCTTCGTAAACGCCTACTCTAAGAACTCCTTTTTTGTTTTATCTCATCAAGCGAATTAGCAAAAAGACTAACAAAACTACAAAAAAATCAATACGATTAATTTTTCATATTGCACTCCTTATATAAAGTAATCATATTATATCAATATGTAAAATGTTGTATGAAATGAGAAAAAGAGAAAAAATAGTGAAGTGTTTAGGAGTGCGATATTAAGGGTGTTTTTTGGGTGTTTTTCTCATTTTAATAGGAATTTTTAAGCTTTACATAAATTTGACAATTTTTACAAAATTTTGACAGAAATGTCACACAATATGCATTTTAAAACCTTTTTATATATCCTAGCACAGTGCCTATTAGTTCAAAGTCTTCATCTTCGTGTAAAGTTATAGGGTCGTAGTCTGGGTTGTCGCTTAAAAGCTTGATAACAGGGCGTTTTTGAAGCCTTTTGACATAGAGCTCGTCTTCTATTCTAGCCACGCAGATTTGACCTTCCTTGACATCTCCAAGACGAATAAATAAAAGTGCGTTTTTTGGAATTGTAGGCTCCATACTGTCGCCTTTGCTTTTGATGACATTAAGCCTTGAAAACTCGACAGTTCCCAGATAATCGCGCAAAAAGGACTTGGAGAATTCAATCATTCTAGGCGGGTTTTCTTCGTTTATGTAGCCGCCTCCCGCGCTTGCATAGACATCATCAAAATATGGGACGGAAAAGTTGTCCTGTGACATTTTAAGGTTTGGGGGAGTAACGACACTTTTTTTATCTATTGACGACACATTGCTAGACAATTTATCAGTTTGCTGGACAATATTGCTAGACATATTGCTAGACAATAAATTTATAGGCTCTATATTGAATGCATCTGCTATTTTTTTTAAATTTATAGTTGTAATATTATTGCCCTTACCGGTTTCATATCTTTTTATACTTTGTAATGAAACACCAGAAAAATTTGCTAAATCTTCTTGCGTCCATTCTTTTTTACTTCTTAAAAGTTTAATCTTTTGAGCTAAATCCATTTTTTACCTTGACAAGTTTAATTTTTTAGACTATAATTTCTAAACTTATTAAGAAATGATACCGAAATTTTTTAAATTTTGGACTTAATGTGATATTTAAAATTTTAGTGTTAAGTTGGATTGAAAGGTAAGATATGAGACAAGATACATTTGCTGAGCAAATTGAAAAGCATGGATTAAAAAAATCAATAGAAAGAATTTTGTGCATTCTTGACAAAAAGGGTTATTCAAAAGACATCATTACCGAATGCGACAACATACTATCTATGAGTTTGCAAAGTTTTAGTTCAAAAGATAAGCAAAAGTTTTGTGAGTTTGAGAAAATGCTCTTAAATATGCGTTATAAAGCTTTGTATAATAAATTAAATTTGCATAATCAAACAGATATAATCCAAGAAATTCGTCATCTTTGTAAGCAGGAAGGCTTTTATAAGAGGCTTTAAGGTATGGCTTATCTAAAACCTCATTGTAAGTGTAAGAAAAGTTATAACTTGCTGGTATGGCGTAATTATATGGGTAAAGTATAGAGTCATCGTGCAAAAGCATTCTGGTTGAGGTATTTATGCACTTAAACTGATATGCAAGAATTTGAAACCTAGGTAAAAGCCTGCTATATTCATCTTGCTCTTTGAACTCTTTTAGAGCTTGGATGAAAAAATCTTGCGTATCATCTTTAATCATAAAATCTCTTTCAAATTCTATCTGGGTATATGAGTTGTATTTGGCGTGTTTTTTAAAAAGTTTGCCAAGTTCATTTATGATTTTTAGTGCTAATCTTGGGAGTTTGCTAGCATAATAAACTTCTTTACAGTTGGCACAAATAAATTCATCTTGCTTAACCGAAATTATAAGAACTTCGGTTATTTTTTTACATTTTGGGCATACAAAAACAACTTTGGCGTTATCCATAAGAATCCTTAGTTATAAAGTTTTATAAAAATTATAGCTAAGAATTTTATATTTCCAACTTAACAATGAAATTTAAGAAAGGGAACTTGATGAAAAACACTACACTCGCAAGAGCAGTTAAGCAAAAGACAAAGTATGATTTAAGAGCTTATTGTGAGATAAACAAACTTAGTCTTAGTAGCTTATACAAGGGCTATGTAAGCAAAAGAGCTAAAAAAATACTTCAAAAAGATGGGATAAGAGTAGATAATTATGTGGCTAAGCAGTAAAGAAGCAGCTGAAATTTTGGATATTAAATACGGCACTCTAGTTAAATCAATCAATAGAGCATCAAAAAAAGGCAAAAAATTTTGCTCTTTAAAGTCTAATATTTTAGACTTTAAATATGTAACTGGTGTCGGTGGTAGCTCAGGTAAAACCCTCCAAATTTGGATAGATGACACTCAATTAGACGGTAATGGTGGCGACGAAGCGCTCAGCAGTGGCGTGGGTGCAAAAGCTCGTGAAAATTTAGGTGACATCGTTAATGTGGAACGAGACTTGGCAGCAGGTAATGCAAAATTCTCCCACCTAAAAACCTTAAATGAAAATCAAAAATTAGAAGTTATTGCTTATTCGAAAAAATACTCTGTAAAAAAAGCAAAAAAGTTTTTTGGCGTAAGTGATAAAAACATATATAGATGGTTAAAAGAGTTTGAAAATGGCGGTATAAAAGAGATCAAAGATAGGCGTGGTAAAAGGATAAAAGCAGATCTTATCCTAATAAAACAAGCTATTTTAAGCATAGGAAATGCTCATAAAAGTAGCTGGTGGATGGAGTATGTCCGCCGCTTTTGTCTTGCAAATAACTTAGAGTTTAACGCTTTTAACCTAGAAGCTGACATTTCTAAAAGCACATTTTACCGCCATGCAAACAGCCTAATTAAAAAAGATGCTGATATAAGAAATTTCCTAAGGGGTGGGCTTGATGGGCTAACTGATATGAATTTAAGTGTAAAAAGAGATTATCTAATGGAAAATGAAGAGTGGCAAATAGATGCTACAAGCTTTGATTTTATGTGCTTAAATGAAAAGGGTGAGCCTCAAAGATATGAAGCCATTGGCATAGTTGATGCAAAAAGTAAAAAAAGAGTTTATGAGTTAGCAGACTCACCAAATTCATACGCAAATGTGCGTCTTTTAAAGAAAGCTTTTATAAAAATGGGTCGTCCAGGTTACATTAAGGGCGATAACGGAAAGGACTATGTAGGGACGCATTTTCAAGGGGTTTTAGCAAGGCTTGGGGTATCTTACATTGCAGCAGCTCCGTTTAAAGGCTATCAAAAAGGTGTGATTGAAAGAAGTCATGGAGTAATGCAAAATTTCTTTGAAGGTTTGTCTGGATTTATAGGACACAATGCAGGACATAGGATAAAAAAGGAAAACGAAGCTTTGGAAAAAAGCAAAAGACTAAGCGGGGTTAAAACAAATATTAAAAATTTACTAACCAAAGATGAAATGCAAAGCATGATAGATAGCTGGTGCGATAAGAAATATGGATTTAGTAAAAATGTAGATAGGGCGTGGTTTGATGAAAGGCTTTTTGGCAAGGCTTATCAAAGAGTGCTTAGTGCTAGTGGCATAAGTATAAACAGTATCACTTATCAAAGCCTTGAGCTTTATAAACACCTGAAAATCGGTGACAGTGTGGAAGTGATAGAAGACATTGATGATGCATCAAAAGTCTATGTTTATCATAAAGGTGAGTTTATATGTGAGATAGTCCATAGCGAAGTTAAAAACATAACCGCCGAAGAGGTTAAAAAAGCTAAAAAAGAGTATCAAAAAACTCATATAACTCCTACAAAAAACTATATCAAGTCTTTAAGAGATGAAAAAGATGCTTACTATAAAGAAGTTGCTAAACAAAACTTAGATGAGAAAATGAAAGCTAAAAATAGTGTGATTAAGAAAGAAAGTGCGGCGAAAAAAGTAGAAGATGAAGATAGTAGTAGTGGCGAGATTTATCTACCTGATATAAATGAAGTTTTAAAAGAGTTTGTGGGATAAAACCACTTCTTAAAGGTCTTTTAAAAGGCTTTTAAAAAGTGTTTAAACATTTGGATCGCAAATACCAGCTCAAAGTCAAAAGAACAGCCCCAAGGGTTGCCTCTTTGCTGGTATTTGAAAAAATATGAGGTTTATAAAAAATTTAGGAGTTTAAAATGATAGATGAAGCAACCAAACAAGCTTACGCAGAGTATGAGAAAAATGGTGGAAGTTTTAGAAAGTTAGGAGCACTTCTTAAAATGAACCAAGCCTATGTTTCAATGGCGTTTAATGGCTGGGGGGATTATGATTTAAGTAGTGAGAGTAAGGCTGTAGCTGAGAAAAAAATAGTAGATTTCTTTAACTCAAAAAGGCTTGATATATCAAACCAGTATGATGAAATTTGTAAAAATGATAAGATTTTACCATTTACAAATACTATCATAATAATGGCAAGTGTTATTAAAGCTATAAAGCAAAGAGCTTTATTAAAAATCATAGGAAAAAGTGGCACAGGAAAAACAACAGCTATAAATGCTTTAATTAAAAAGCTTCCTCAAGCTATTTTAGTAACTGCCTATGCTGGAATGAGTAAAAAAGAGCTCCTTGAAAGCATAGCAGAAAAAATCGGTGCAGAGCCTAAAAGACTAGGCACAGCTCATCTAATGAGTGCGATAAAAGACACCCTAAAAGGAAGTGATAGAGTGATAATCATAGATGAGGCAAACTTTATAAGCACCATAAGTTTAGAACAAATTCGCCATATCCAAGATGAGACAAACTCTCCAATTATCCTAGTAGGAACTGAGAATTTACAAAAGCAAATTTTAAAAAGCCACGAGCAAGTTATAACCAGGATAAGAAACACTCATAAGCCACTTATGAGCTTTAATGAAAATGAGGTGATGATGCTTTTTGAAGAAAATGGCAAAAAAATAGATGAAAAAACGGCTTTAAAGATATGGAAAAGGTGCAAAAATCTAAGAGAGGTTAAATACGCTTTAGATGATTTAGTTGAAATTTATAAAGGCAATATTTCAAAAATAGATGAAGTTTTACCAAGAAATATTTAAGGAGTTAAGTTATGAGTAAAGAAGAAATTATAGCCAAATTTAAAGAGTTTGGTTTTGATGTTTGGTTTAATAAAAGTGGAAATATAGTTGGTAAGAAAAGTGGCTTTAAAAGTTATGAAAAAGAGCCAATAAACAAGCCTTTAAAGCCACAAAATTTAAAATCAACATTTGTTTTTGGGCTTGGTAGGGTGTGGAGGTAAAAAATGTATGTAAATGTGCAAAATAAGTCAAGAATACTGAATGTATCTGACATAAGAGTTAAATTTAAAGGAGTAAATTATGATATTTGCAGATAGCAAAAAAAATGAATTAGAAATAAGCGGAAACCTTGGTCAGCTTGTGGCTGAACTTGCAGGGATTGTAAAAGCAGTTGCTGAAACTTTCAATATATCAGAAGATAAAATGCGACGAATTCTTGACAATGATAACTTTTGGAAAGCTGTTACCCTTGGGGAAAAGGAGTAAAAATGAAAAAGACAAATTTAGTCTTTGTTTCAAGCCCTTATGCATCGATTAAATGTAAAGAGCGTGATAGAAACTATTATGCCAAACAATTAGCCCTAGAAGCTTGTCATCAAGTTAGGATTAATGGCTATGAGCCAATTAGCCCAGTATTAGCTTTTATGGATATTTATAGCGAGTTTGAAAGGTATAAAGTTATGCAAAACTGTAAAGAGCTATTAAGCGTGTGTGAGTATTACTACTTTCATAACTGTAAATATTCAAAAGATAGTAAAGGTATGGCTTATGAGCGAGAGTTAGCTCATAAATTAGGCATTAGTGAACTTAAGTTTAGTTTGTTTGATTAAAGGAGAAAAAAATGGCAAAGTTAGATGAAAAAGGCTTTTGGCAAAACAAAGAAGGAAGCTTTATCCACAAAGATATGATACCAGTTGATAAACAACTCGAAGATGAAGTTGTTGAAGAGCTTATCTTAAAAGCAAAAGAGGTTCAAAAAAGTCTAAAAGAGTTTAAAAAGTTTGCTTATGAGAAGTGTTATGATTTTATTGATTTACTAAGACAAAACTATAACCTTGATAAGCTTGAAAACTCTAAAACTGGAAGTGTTAGTTTAAAAAGTTTTAATGGCACAAAAGAAGTTCAAATTCAAGTAGCTAAGCAAATTAGCTTTGATAATAAACTAGCCCTTGCAAAGGAAAAAATAGATGAGTATTTAGATGAAAAAACTGAAAATGCTGATGCTGAAATTCGCACTCTTATAACTCGTGCTTTTGATGTTAAAAATGGCAAAGTTGATGCAAAGATGGTACTTAGCTTAAAGCAGTATCCCATTCGTAACCCAAAGTGGCTTGAGGCTATGAAGATGATAGATGAAGCTGTTGAGATAGTAGGAACAAAAAGTTATATCAGATTTAAAGAAAGAGAAGATGAAAGGATAGACGCGGCTTTAAAGATGATAGTTTTAGATATTGCAGGAGTGTAAAGCTTTAACAAAGGGCTAAATTTAGCCCTTGATTAAGGTTTTAAGGAGTTATAAAAGATGAGTTTAGATGAGATTTATGATGAGATCAGCTTTGAAAGACGAAAGCTTATAAAAGAGCTATTTGGGGATAATAAATCATATTTACCAAGAGCTAAGGTTATAAAATATCATAAAGTCTTAGAGCTAGTTGAGACTAATAAACTCATTGATTTTAGCATTTATATGGATAGCTTTAGAACACAATATATAAACATGGAAGTTGCGATGACTAAGGCAATTAATGCTTATAAAAAAGCTTTGATTTTAAACTCCATAAAAAAAGGAGTTAAGGCTTTAAAAAGTATCAAAGAGGTTGAGAAATTTTGCAAAGAAGCCTTTAGGGAAGAAGATCTTTTTAGTGGTCATAAAGGAAGCCCTTATATAGAGGGTGTTGTCATCTGTGTAGATGAAAATGGAAATCTAAGAAATAAATTTGTTGTAAATAAAAACGGTGTTTTTGCTAGGCTTGATAGCAGTGATGAAAAAAGAGTTTGGGAGTATTTGTTTGCTCACCAAGAAAAAATCGGCGTTGTAGAGTATAAACAAGTTGAAGTTAAAAACGCTATAGAAGATAAAAAAGATGACTTAGTCAAAGCTAACAAAGATACACAGGCTTTTAAAATGTGTGAAAAACTAGCAAAAGAAAAAAGGATAGGAAATGCTTTTAAAAGCTGATGAGTTTGCAAGTGCCTATGATATAGGCATGAGAACTTTATATGTCTTAAAAAATTATGATAAAAAAGTGGGTAAATTTGACCGCTTTAAAACTATCAATGGAAGGCTTTATGTAGATTATGAGGCATTTTTTAAAGTAGAAAATGAAATAAATGAAGCAAGAGATCTTTACTGCTTAATAATGGATGATTTTAAAAACGAGTGGCAAATGGCAGGGTATTTTGCTAAAAAAATAGGCGCTAAGCAGGTAAATTTATATAACATGTTTAGAAACTTTACTTTTTATGGAAACAATGCATCACACTCTAATAAAAGAGAGTTGTTGATAAAAGCTTTTAAAGAGTATCTAAAGGATCTAAAATGACTGAGAAACAGCGTATTTTAAGAAAAAATTTATTAGCTAGAATTCACACAAATAGCAAATATAAAGAACTTGTTAGAGTTGATGCATGGGAGAGTTGGCTAGACGTTAGATTTGGTGTAAGTAGTTCGGCTCTTTTATCTATAGATGAGCTTAATAAAGCTTTGGATATGTTAATAAATGATGAGTTTATGGAGTGTGAGCCTGATATTTTAGGTAGAAATTTAGTAAAAAACTCTAAAATTGTAAATAATTTGACTAAGAACAAAACTAAAAAAATAACTCAAAAACAATATACCTACATAAAGCACCTTGCAAATAGGCTTAATTTTAGTGATGAAAAATTAATGGTCTTTGTAGCAAAACAGATCAAAGTTTTAATAAGACTTGATAGCCAACTTAAAAGAATAAGCTTAAATGATGCAAGACGTATTATCACAGGCTTAGAAAAAATGTGTAAATTTTATAAGAAATAAAAATGAAGCTAGATATTGATTTAAGTAATAAAGCTTACGAAATAAGGCGTATGATGATAGCTTTAGTGTTTGCTTTTTTAGGGACAACAAGTTGCCTTGATAAAAGGAGATAAAGATGATTTGTCCATATTGTGCTAATGAAAAAACAAATGTCATCGCTACTGTTAAAGGGCTAGTTAATGAAAGATTTAGAAAATGCCCAAAATGTGGTAGAACTTTTAGCACAATTGAGATAATAAAATCAAAAGATGAAGAGTTAATAGAATATGAAAAGGTGGTTAAAGGGAGTTTAAAGGGTAGTTAATCCCTAGTTAAACGCTTTTTAAAAGTTAAGTTTATATAATAAGCTTAAAGGAAAAATATGAGTAAGCTAAAATTAAATATAGACGAACAAATAACTAATATGAAAAGCAAAGGTATTAAATTTAATATAATAACTGAAAATGAAGCCAAACATCTTTTAGAGTATTCAAGTTATTATTTTAAAATAAAGTCTTATTGTAGAAATTATCAAAAAATAAATGATAAATATATAAATTTAGAATTTGCTTATTTGTATGAATTATCAAAAATAGATATGTACCTTAGAATAATTATTATAGACATATCATTAAATATTGAGCACACACTAAAAACAGCTATACTTAGAGACTTTAATATGCTTCCTAACAATGGAGAAGATATAGTAAATGGATTTTTAAACTCAAGATATGGGCAAAGTACAAGAGATTATATAAATCGACAAAGGGGCGATGAAAGTGTATCAAACAGGTTAATAACTAATAATACACCACCAAATATGCCTTTTTGGATTTTAGTAGAAGTTATACAATTTGGTGATTTAAGAAAATTATATAAATATTTTTATCAAAGATTTACTAGGTTTAAAAGTGTAAGAGATAGGAGAGAGCTAGATAAAATGATATTTTCTACAAAAAGTTTAAGAAATTTAGCAGCACATAATAATTGTATAATCACAAATATATTTGATAATAGTGCTAGACTTCCAATTTGCAAAAATGAATTAACACCTTTTAAAATACAAATAGAAAAAAACTTAAATGACTCAATAGATGAAACTTTAAAAAATAGATATATAGGTGACTTTTTGATGATGATGTGGTTAGCTATGAGAATAATCAAAAGTGATGGTTTAAAAAATCATATAAAAATGGAAATAAGTGAATTTTTCAAAAAAACATGTATGAGTAAAAAACGAAAAAGATATTTTTTTAAAAATCGTAGATTTAGAGATAGGGTTTGTTTAATTTATAGAAGCTATAAAACATTAAGCAATATTTAATGCTTTTATGTATATAATCATACTGATGTTTGTTAGCTAATGATACGTTCAAGGCTAACTATTGGTGCGAGGTATATCTTCGCACCTGAATTTTAATCCCCTTTTAACAAATCATCTTCGATTTTTTCTAAAATATCATTTTTTAAATTTCGCTCTAAATTACCGCTTTTATCAACAGGTAAAAAAGGTCTTGCAGGAATGCCCTTTTTAGCTGAGCCAAACTGATGCGTTAAGCCATATGGAAAACCGCGTGATTTTGCATAGCTCTCAACCACAACGCTTTTATTACTAGCTCTAACACCCCAGCTATCTTTTAAATTTGCACTTTCAACTAAAATTTTCTTATCGCCATGAGCTCCATAACGCTTTAAAAAGCCACTTTTTAAGGACTTAGCACCTTTTTTAAAAGCTTTAGTTTTTCCACCTGCATAGCTAAATGCGGTATTTGATGATATAGGTTTCCATTTCTCACCAAATGGGCTAATTTCGTTTTCAAAACTTTCATCAATGCAAGAGCGCACCATCTCACCGATCGCCCTTAAAGTGGGCTTTAAATTCTTGGTTTTTTTCTCTAAGCTTAAAAGGCTTTTTTGAATACCCTCGATGCCTGTTATTTTAATTGACACAATTTATCCTTTTTATGGTATAATAGTAATAAGAGTAACTAGTTTGATGGTGCTAATGTGGCAGGCAGACAGAGGATAAATCTCTGGGTATTGTGGGTTCAAGTCCCACCGACTAGTTACTTAGTTTTATTATTACACCTTCTTTGATTAAATTTTCCACATCAATTCTGCTATTTTTATCAAGCGTAATTATATAGTTATCAGTTTCAAATTTCTTATGAGTTTTTAACATCTCAATTGGTATTAAATTTAACCTATTTGGGTCGTTAATATCATCAAATATAAATAAAATATTCTTGTGATTATCCCTTAAATCAATGTAAATTTTACTCTCATCGCTTAAAATTTTAACGATTTGCCTCATCTCATCTATACTAAAATCGTGATTATACTGCCCTTTTCTTTCAGGTCTTGCGTGGTAAAGCCTATCTTTTGTTAAAATAAGTCCTTTTTTGTTTATGTCTTTTAGTGGTAAAATTTTAGAGATTAATTTCATAGTCATTTGACTAAGCATACCAACTTGAACTACATTCAAAGGATATTTATAGTTTTTATTCACTATAACTTCATCTATTAACTCATCAAGTCCTTTTTGCCAAATATAAAGATCTCTTTTTTTATCAAATTCTTTTATGGTAGTTTCTAAATTAGAGTTTTTAATTAAATTTAAAACTTTTTTAGCTTTTTGTTTAAAAACTTTATCTAACGCACTCATATCATAACTAAAATCATCATGGCTGACATTTGGCAAAGTCCCACTAAATGGCTTTAAACCCTTTCTTTCTAACTGCTTTTTAGAATATCCCCTAACAGTGCATCTACAGCCCCAGCCATTTGGTGGGAAGTTGTTTTTCCAAAAAGGATGATCTTTTGGAAGTATTATGCCATGCATTGCTCTGTGAGTTGGGCGAGTTCGACTATCTAAAACAGCGGTGTAGCGGTAATACTCCAAACTACTTTCATCAAGGCTTTGCTTTTTAGCTGCTGCGTAACTTGTCCTTAAATTTGTATCAAAAATACGCTTTAAACGGCGCGCTCCAACAAATACTTTTTTTGGCTTACCACTTTTTGGATCAGTTACTTCTATCTCACCCCACCAGCCACTTTTTTTTAGATGTGGGATTATATCTTTTTTCCATTCATCAAATGTAACGCCGTTATGAAATGCTTTAGTTAGTGAGCTTTGCATATCTTTTAAAAGATCTAAGTTCATCATCTTAGCAATGGTAAAAACTCTTTTATGGGCATCATGCTTAATCTCATCGTAGTCAAAGTGAGCTTCTGGGTTTTTGGCTTTAAATCTAGCTACCAACTCATCAGGTTTTTTAAAAAAATCAATCATCACCAAGCCCTAAAATTTCGGTATTTTCTAAGGCATTTTGCATAACAGTTTCTAAAATATCAATATCCACATCATCATAAATTTCATATAATTTATCAAAAGCCTCTTCATAAGTCTCACACTCCTTTAATAAAGTGTTTAAACTCTCTTTAATGTGTGATTGTATATCATTTAAAGGCTTTTTAAAGTTTGAACTAGACATAAAACTATCAAATTTATCAAGTGGTTTTAATGGCATTTTATAATTTAAACTTTTTGTGGTTTTACCTTTTGGAAGTGGTAAATCAAACTCTTTTGCCATATCATCTATATCCATCTCATAACCAAGCGAGCTTAAAATTTGCAAGGTTTGAGCCCTTTGAAGTAGATTTTTATCTTTTTCAAACTGGATATTTAAATCAACTTTTTTACCAAAGCGTTTATAAAACTTTTTAACCTCACGCGTGGCAAATTTAATATCAGCATCAATTATCTCAAAGCGGTTATTTTCGTGGATTTTCCCTTGTGCGTAACTTCCAGTAGTTGCTGTGTTTGAGCTAAGAACTGATCCATTTATACACTTTGCTATCTCAGCATCACAGTAACGTATAAACTCCATAAAGTCTTCTTGGCTTCCACGCCCTTCAAGGATTTTGATCGTATCATTTACGCCAAATATCGCATAACTTCCACTTCTTAGGTTTTCAAATGCTTCACTCATATCTTTAAGTGTTTTTTCATCGCTACTATTAGCCCCACCAATTAACGGCGGAACGCCTAAAAACTCAGCAAATTTAAGATAAAGGCTTAAAACATATTGTTTGGCATAAGCTATCCAAAGAGTTTTTAGCATAGCAGGGTTTGAAGTAATGCTTATAAAAAATGGCGCTTTGGCAATAAAGCGGTTTTTACCTATTTTCAAAGTTGGCAAATTATCTCTAAACTCAATAAACTCCCTTCCAACAGTTTTAACCTTTAAAGCCCCATCATCTCCTAAAAATAGCTCCATTAGTGAAAAACCTGTAATTCTAGCTTCAATACTAGCTTTTATAATCTCTTCTATGTTTTCATCCTCACCCTCACCTAGGTTATGAGTAAAGAATTTATTCAAAGTTGAGTTAAGCCTTTTTTCGCACTCACTGCCTAAGCTTGTATCTTTATCAATTAAGAGATTAAAAAGAGGAAATAGCTCTTGTTGATTTTTGGTTAGTAATGCAGCTCTTACTCTACTAGCCGTTAATTCAGTATAATAGCTCATATCGGTTTTTATAAATTCTCTTTTAGGTTTTAAAAACTCTTTCATCAACAACTCCTATCCAAATATTTTTCTTAAAAAACTCTTTTTTTTATTTTGAGTGGCGATAAATTTATTTGCCTTTTCATAGTCAAAATTTGGAGTTCTTGCTATCCTCCATGCAAACTCTAAGCTATCAAGCCCATCATCGTGAGCTGATTTTGGATAAGTATCAAGCTCATCTATAAAAGTGGTGCTAGATTTATCAATTAAAATCACGCCATTATTAATTGGTGGTGTTAGGCTATCGATTCTAAGTTCTTTTGCCACGCTGTTTTTAAGAGAAATTATAGGCAAGTAAATCCCAAGTTCACTTGCTCTTTTTTCTAAATAATCCTTAAAAAACTCTTGAAAAGCTACAGTTTCAATGGCTATTTTTAAAGGGCGATTTAGTCTTAAAATAGCAGCAGCTTCACTTATAATTCGCTCAGCCATAAGCTCAGGACGAAGCTTTGTCATCTTAACTTTTGCATAAAACCTACCTCCTAAAAAGCCCAAAATTGCAACACTAAAATAATCCCCTTTTGATTTGCCAAGGCTTGGATCAATTCCTATATAATAAGCATCGCATAGTGGCATCTCATCAAATGTTTGATATGATGAAAAACTAAGCTCATCACTACTTAAAGGAAGTTGTTGATACTCACTTAAAAACGCACCCTTACTGGCTTTATACTCAAGCATAAATTTAGTTTTATTTAACGAACTATCATCTAAAATAAACTCACTAAGGTTAAATTCCTCTAAATTAGGTGGAAACTCTAGCACCAAAGGAAAAGTAAAGCTTTTAAAATCAGCTCTTTTTTCAAGCCTGTTTAATAAACAATCATAATGAAGTGTTGTGCCAATTGTTATTAAGTTATAGCTTTCATTATCTCTTGCAGGTAGCTTCATAATAGCTTTTTCAAACCAGTCATAAAGCTTATCTCTTTGACTTTTGGTTTTAACATTTTCATCGTTTTCTAAATCATCGCAAATTATTAAATCTGGTCTAAACCCACGCCAGTTCTCACCTCTTATCTTTTTACCTGAGCCATAAACACTTATTTTAAAAGCTTTTTTATTTGCATAAAATACTATCTCTTCATCAGTCCATTTAGCACCTTTACAAATGCCAAAGTCATTTATAAACAATGTGTTATTTTCTAGTTCGTCTTTGATAAACTCTAGTGTCTTTTTAGATAGGTCTATGGTAGATGAGACAATTACTGTGTTTCTTTTTTTATTTAAAACAGCCATTTCATAAAGAACAAAAAAACGGCTTATTAAGGTTGTTTTAGCTGCACCTCTATAAGCTTTAAGCATAATATGTCTGTTTTTACTCATTAGCTCTTTATGGTTGTCATAGATAAAGTTTCTAAATTTAGAAGTTTCAGGAAATTTTACAAGATGATTAAAGTATATTTCAACCATATTTTTAAAAGAACTAGTAGCTTTTTTAATGCGGTTTTTTTGCAAAGGATCTGTTATTTTATAAAGACTTTTTAGCTTGGCTCTTAAGCTCTCAAAATCATTCATTGTTTTAATGTCCTAGCTAAAATTTCATCAGCATTTGAAGCTAAAAAGTTCATCACAACTTCATTATTTTCTTTTTTAGCAATATCAGCAATTATCTCAATTGCTTTGCTTATACTTTCAAGAATCTTGGCTTTATCATCTACTTTTAAAGGGGCTTTTAGTTTGTAGTAGGTATTTGTATATTCTTTTAAAATTTCAAGTTGGTCTTTTGGGTTAAGTTCTTTTATCTTATTAAAAGCCAACTCATAGCTATTTATTAGGGTCAAAATAAACTCATTTTCACTTAAACTTGCTTTGTTTCTACTTGAGTTTAATGCCAGTGCGTCCCAATCAATTCCGTTTTTTAAATCATCAGCTTTTTTATTATAGACAGTTTGTCTTGTTATGCCAAAGGTTGTAGCGATATCAGAAATGCTAAAACCTTTGATATACATATTTCTTAATTTTTCATTATTCAAATTTTATCCCTTTGTTTTAAAAACGAATTTTAAGGCGTTTAGAGGGCGTTTAGGATTTAAAATCTTTTTAAACTTATACAAAAGTATTAATCACACTTAAAACGTCTTTTAAAGCCCTTTAAAAACTTTCAAACTTATTGAATCTGCATTTTACCTTTAAAAAAGTTTTCTTTCACTCTAGATAGCCCATATATAGAGTGATTTAAAGAGATTTTACAGCTAAAATTGTGCCAGTTTTTTTAAAAGGAGAGATTTTTGAACATCTTAAGCCTTAATTATAAAAATGGCGAACTTATAAAAGTTAGTCCTATTGGAGAGATTGAGGGAGCTGATGGAAGGACATTTAAAATCGATGCCAAAAAAATAATAGAAAATATCAAAAAAAGTGGTGTTGATATTGTTTTAGATGAAAACCATAGTTTCGCAGGTGCGGTTGGCTGGTTTGATAAGGATAGTTTTGAAGCAAAAGATGATGGAATTTATGCAAAACTTGAACTTAATAAAAGAGGAATGGAGTTAGTTAAAGACAAAATTTACAGATATTTAAGCCCTGTTTATGATCTAAGTGGCAGGGATGTTTTATCGATTGAAAGTGTGGGACTTGTTAATAAGCCAAATGTATTAAATAACGCATTAAACAGCAAAGGAGACAAAGTGGAAAAAGAAAAAAATAGTGAGCTTGATGCTCTTAATGAAAAAGTTAAAAAACTTGAAGAAACAATCACATCTTTAAACAAAGAACTTGAGGGTTTTAAAAAAGATGACGATAAGGCTAATGAAAGTGATAAGGCTAATGAAAGTGATAAGGCTAACGAAAGCCAAAAGGTTAATGAAAGTGGTAAGGTTGATGAGGACTCAAAAGAGTTAAACTCAAGAGTTTTAAAAATCGAAAACATTCTTAAAGATTTTAAAAAAATAAAAAATGAAAGTGATAAAAACAAAGAGGTAAACTCAAGGCTTGAAAGCATGGAAAATACCTTAAAAAATATAAGTTCGTTTTTTGGTAAGAAAAACTTAGAAACAAACTCAAAGTCTGATTTAAGTGATGATGAAAAAAAGGTCGCTTTAATGCTTGGACTTAGTTTTGATGAATACAAAGGAGCAAAATAATGGCACATTTCGAAGAAACAGCAATCGGCTTTAAAGCTATATTTCAAAAAACATTTAATGATGTTAAAAGCGAAGCTGATATTTTAGCTATGAGAGTAAATAGCAATAATTTAAGTGAAAAATATGTTTGGCTTGGAAATTTTCCGATGATGAAAGAGTGGGTTGGAGATAGAGATATCAAAAAGTTTAAAGACTATGGATATACCTTAGAAAACCAGCCTTTTGAAGCAACTGTAACAGTTCCTAATAACCACTTAGAGTATGACAAGGTAGGTTTATATAAACCAGCTATACAACAAATGGCATTTAATGCTAAAAAATTTGGTGCAAAACTAATAGCTGATATTTTAAAAGATGCTGGGACTAATAAATGCTATGACGAAAAGCCGTTTTTTAGTGACGCACATATGATTGGAACTGACACTTATGCAAATTTAGGCACAGGGGTATTAAGCAGTGATAACTTATTAGCAGCAGAGGCTTATATGATGAGCATTAAAGGTGATACTGGTCAAAGCCTAGGTGTAATGCCAACTCATCTAATTTGTGGTCCTAAAAACTTAGCAAAAGCAATACAATCAATAGAAAAAGCATATCTAACAGGTGGGGAAACAAATCCAACCTACAAAAGATACAGCCTACTTGTGCTACCTGAAATAACTGATACTAGTTGGTATTTAATGGATCTTGGAAAGCCTGTTAAACCATTTGTTTTACAAGTTGCAAAGGATGGCGTGTTTGAGGCAAGTAATGACCATAAATTTATGAAAGATGCTGCGCTTTTTGGATGTAAAAGTTTTATGAATGCAGGATATGCATTGTGGCAACTAGCCTATAAATCAAGTGGAGCTTAAAAAGATTTAAAATCTAGGCTTTAGCGTAGCAAAATTTTAAAAAGGATAAAAGATGCATTATAGCGTTGATATGTTTAAGGAAAAAACTAGTTCTAGTGTCCAGACAGAACAAAACACAGATGACGAATTAATCAGTGGAGATAACGATGAACGAGAAACTAAAACTAAGAGCCAAACAAAGCCTACAAAACGAAGCAGAGATAACAGATCAAATAGTGGAAATAGCACTAAAAGAGGCAAAGGATCTAACGAAGAACTTACCTCTTCCTGAGGCTTTGATATTAGATATTGCGATGTTTAGGCTAAAGCTTTTATTAAAAATTGAACCAACGGAGCTAGATCTTATACTTTTTAGAGATGCTTTAAAAATGGCTGAGAAATTTAATGAAAATGGTGAAATTGTAAGTAATACTTTATATGGCATGAGAAAAAGCGAGTTTTTATGAAAACACTAAAAGAGGCATATGAAAAAATAAAAGAGATTTACCCTGAAGCAGTTGATGTTAGTAGTGATGATATCAAACAACCTGGGATTTATCTTTTACTAAATGGAGTTAGCAAACTTGACTGGCAGGTTGATTTGGTAAGCTTTAAAATTTACGTTGCTGCAAGAAGTATGATGAGTGATAATTTAGGTGTTATAAGCTTACTTGATGAACTAAGGCTAAAAGCCATAAAAGAGGCTATTAATTTAAAAGATGATCCAATTAGTGAAATTTCATTTTTAGGCTTTAAAGATAGTCTTTATATTTATAACTTTGAAATAGGTCTTAAAATTTATAGAAGCAAGGAAAACTAAATGAAAAAGATGATTATAAAAAGAATTGAAGAGATAAAAGACGCAACAATTGGTGTTTTTAGTATCTTTGATGAGCTAGGGGATGAACTCCTTACTGGCTATACACTTGAACCAGAGGGACCTGATACAACTGTATCAAATCAAGATAAAAGGATTCCACAAGGAAGATATAGTGCTGTTTGGAGCTATAGCCCTAAATTTAAAAGAAAATTGCCACTACTTTTTAATGAAGCTGTAAGCAAGGATAGAAGGATTTTAATCCATCAAGGAAGATACGGCTCTGATACAAGTGGGTGCATAATAATAGGCTCGGATCTAGGAAAAAATGGAATTTTTAACTCAATTAAAAAGTTTAAAGAGTTTTTAGAAGTAGTTAAATTTGATGATTTTATAGTTGAGATTGATAACGCAGGTGCGATATGAAAGTATTAAACCTCATACTTAAATATAAAAATGCTTTAAATTTTGTAGGCATAGTTTTAAGCATAATTTATTTTATCTATTTATCACTTCAAATTTCAGCTAAAAATAGTGAGATAAAAACGCTTAAATTTGACCTAGCAAATGCTAAATTTGAGCTTTTAAAGTGTGACAAAAGTTTAGAGACTCAAAACAATGCTATTAAAGAGCTTGAAATAAAAGGCACTCCAAAAGAGCCTCCAGACGTAGAAAAAGTTAAAAAAATTTATATTAAAGATCAAAGTTGTGTAGCAGAGCTAAAAGCTTATAAGGAGCTTTTTGATGAAATCTAAATTTCTTATATGCCTAACAAATACCAGCTCAAAGTTACAACACTTAAAATTTATCTTAATTGTAGGTTTTTTAGCTCTTTTTACTGGTTGCAGCATCAAGCCCGAGCCTGTTTATAAAGAAGTTTTAACGCCTATTAGATGTCAGGCTAAAATGCCAGTTAAACCAGTAAATGACGGCAGTTTTGAAGCTCATAAAAATAAAATGATTTATTATCTAAGATGTGAAAGCACACTTAAATACTGTTTAGGGCTTAGCCAGCTAAAAGGAGATAAAGATGATTGAAAGCGATGTTATAGATAAAAGTGGAAATTTCATAGCTGGGGCTGATAAATGGGGAACTTTAAGCGTGACTGTGTTTTTTGTGATTATCTTTTTGCTTTTGATTGCGGGGTTATGCTACTTTATGAAGTTTTTGTTAGGTGAGATAAAAAGAAGTGTTGATGAAAACACAAAAGCTACAAGAGATAACGCAACTCTAAACAAAGAAATAGCCAAAGGCATAAGCGAATCAAACCAAAACACCTCCAAAAACAAAGAAGTAGTGAATAAAATTTCAATTAAACAAGATGAAATTCATGAAGATGTAAAAGAGATTTTACGTCTTACAAAAAAGTAGAAACAATGTCGCAAATACTGACTAAAAAGCTTTATTTGCTTAATTAATCAAAATTTAAACAAGGAGAGATAATGGCACGAGTATTAAGTAGAACTGGTTTAAAGGTAGGCATAGAAACAACATCAGGCACTTACAAAGAACCTACTCAAGTTTTAAAGGTTACTTCAAATATCCAACCAAAGGTTAGCTTTGATGAAGTTGAAATTCCAAATTTTGGTTTTTTTGGAGGGGCAAAGGATGTTGTCACAATCGCTGATTGGGGACAAATGGAAATTGAGGCTTCAACTTGCCTTTATAAAGACATTAATTTTTATGATAATTTGTTTTTGATGTGTAACCTTAAAAGTAAAGAAGACACTACTAAAAAAACTATCACTTACACACCAGATACTCACTCGCCAACTACTGGAAGTGTGGATCTAATTTTGCCTGATAGGAAATTTAAAGGCAAAGGAGCAAAGGCTGGATTTTCAATAAGTGGCAAAGTTGGCGATAAATTAGAGATGAAATTTAACATTAAAGCTGCATATGATGGTGAAGTGGTTGAGCCTCAAAGTATAACTGATATAAAAGCTGGTGAGGCTTTACTAATAAGACGCTTAGGAGCTATGAGTTTAAATGGGGTGCAGATTAATCTAAGTGAGTTTAGCTTTGATATGGGAAATGTTATTAACTATGAGAAATTTACAAATATCGGTGAGTTTCATATGAGTGATTATGAACCAAAGCTAACTTTAAAAATGAGACTTGAAAGTGGTGGTGATAGTGGCTTTAGGGAGTTTGCAAGTGGCGATGTGATGAACTTTGAAGCTATTTTTAAAGATAGCGAGGGTAAGGACATATTTAAGCTTAGCATTCCAAGAGCAAAGATATCTAAAACACCTGAGTTTGAGGATATGGATGGGATTTATGTAATAGAGCGTGAGTTTTTGGCGTTGAGTGATAAGGGTGATGATAATTTTAGTTTAACTTACTATAAGGAGTAGGAAAGATTTAAAATCTAGGCTACGTGGTAGCAAAATTAAATTAAAAAGGATAAAGAAATGATAACAACAGAGTATAAAATAAATTTAAAAATAGATGATGAAGTTTTTGAGTTAGAGATAAAAGATCCAAGCAAAAAGGAAAAACAATCCTTAGAAGCTAAAGCAAACGAAAGCATGAAAACCTTAAACGAACTTCAAAATTTAAATGATGAGTTAAGTCTAAATGAAAGCATTATAAAAACAAACAGTGATTTAATTAAGCAAAACTCTGCCTTGGATAAAACTAAGCTTTTACTAGAAAACAAAGAGCTTTTAATAAGAAATGCAGCCATTAAAAAAGATCTTTCAAATTTGCAAAACCAAGATGATATATCAGCAAACCTAGAAAGACTTTTTAGACTTAGAAGTGAGCTTTTTATTAGTGGTGAGGATAAAGAAAGGCTGTTTAAAACCCTTGATGAAAAAGGGGTGAGATATGAGAGCTTATGGGAGCATTTAAATAAAGAGATTTTAAAGGAAAACGAAAAAAAGTAACTAAGCTTTGTAAATTTATAATCCAGCTTTATAAAAATAAGGAGTTTCCACCAACTCCAAAGAGCAAGGCTGATAAAGAAAATTTAGAAAGCTTAGGTGTTGTATTTTTAGATAGTGAGTTTGAGACTTTGGTAGTAAAAATCTTTTTAAACTCACTTAAAAGTCAAGATTTTGGATATGAGATGGAGTTTTTATATGTTAGGGAAATTTGCTTAAAGCATGGTCTTGATATAGAGATGATTTGGGAGATTTTAAATAAGATGCTAAATGCGCTAAATAGTGAGCTAGTAAGGAAAGCTAATGTTTAAGACTAAAACTACTGCAAAAAATACAATAGAAAAAATGCTATATGAAAATATCTTTTTAAAGTCGCTAAAGTTTGATCTTGGCTCACCCTTTTTTGGAAAAACAATTACGGCTAAAATAAAAAGCGCTATAAAAAGTGTTAATACTCCGAAATTTGGAACTAAAATCATTTTAAATCCTTTTATTCATTATAGCAAATTTAGGTTGAAAAAATGAAAAATTTAAATATAAAAATTTCAGTTGATAGTGCAAATGCCAACTCAAATGTCGATAAACTAAGTAAAAGTTTTAAAAACTTAAAAGATCGAGTGGACTTTGGAGCTCATTTATCGCAGTTTGCAGCTGGACTAAGCGCTTTAAGTGGAAGCATTGCAGGTGTGATAGATAGGTCTTTTGAGCTAGCTGATAGTTATAAAAGCCTTGTTGCAAGAGTTAATCTAGTAAGTAGTTCAAATAACGAGTTTATCGCTGGAATGCGTGAAATTTATGCTATCTCTCAAAGCACCGCATCAGGTTTTGAAAGCACTGCAGGACTTTATACCTCACTTAAAACAGCTACTGAAAGTTTAGCCATTTCACAGCGTGATTTATTAGGCGTAACAAAAACAATCAATCAAACTTTAACTATAAGTGGGGCAAGTGCTAGTGCAAGTAGTGCTGCGCTAATTCAGTTATCTCAAGCCTTTGCAAGTGGAGTTTTAAGAGGTGATGAGCTTAACTCCATACTAGAACAAAGCCCAAGACTTGCTAGAGCAATAGCTGATGGTATGGGTGTCACAGTTGGAGCACTAAGAGAGCTTGGAGCCCAAGGCAAACTCACTGCAGAAGAAGTTTTTAATGCTTTGCAAAATCAAGCAGATACTATTAATGATGAGTTTTCAAAGATGCCTTTAACCATCAGTAACGCAAGGGTTAAAATTTCAAACTCTCTTTTAAGCTTGGTTGGTGATTTAGATAGTGTTAGTGGGGCAAGTGGCGGTGTGGCTGATAGTTTAAATGCTCTTTCAAACTGGATAGATAAAAATAAAAGTAAAATTATAGAGTTTGGATCTGATACTTTTAAAAGCTTTCAGCTAATTGGCTCAAGCTTAATTTTAGTAGTAAATGCAGTTAGAGAGGCTTTTTTAAGTGCGGTTACTTTGGTAGCAAGTGGGGTTAAAAATCTAAGTGATAGCATAAATAAAACAATTAACTCTATCTTAGAAAAAGTTGAGACTGCAATAAATTCTTTTAATAAATTCATTGGAGTTGGTGAAGTTAGTCTTGGTAGAGTAGATATTGGAGCAAGTATCAATTTAGAGGGCTTAAAGGCTGAGCTAAACAGTGCCAGAGATAAAACAGATGAAATTTTTAAAAGTATTAAAGACCAAGTTGCTGATATTGCCAAAGATAGCACCGCAGAAGCTAATAAAGAGCTTGAAAAAATTAAAGTAAGCGATATTAAAAACAAAGTAAATAGCTCTAAAGCACTTATTAAAACCCCTTTAAAGGGTGTTAAAACAAAGCTTGTTGATCCAAAAAAAGAGTATTTAGATAGGCTAAACCACCAAATAGCTTATTATGATGCGATAGATGACTTAGAAAACAAACGTTTAAAACAAAGAGAAAAACGCTCATTTGAGTTAAAAGAACTAGGATTAAACGACCTGCAAATCGCTGAAAATTTAGCTAAAGAAGAGCAAAAGATAAAAATAGAAAAAGATTTAGAATACTTGCGATTTAAAGAAAGGTATTATGAGCTTTTAGGCGATAAAGTAAAAGCAAGTAATTACCGCTTAAAAGGGCGTGAAATAGAGATGAGGCGTGATGGATACTCAAACTCTGAAATCTCAGATGCACTTTATGGTAAAGATGCAAGAGATCAAAACTATGAGAATTTAAACAGTTCTATGGGTTATGACCTAGGCATAACTAATCAATTTCAAAACAGACTTAATGCCCTTGACGAGTTCCAAGCCATGGAAGCAGCAAGAATTGAAGCTCACTATGCATCACTTGAAAACACAGAAGCAAATCATAGAGCTAAACAGCTTGAGCTAGACAGACTTGGGATGCAATACCGAATGAGCATAGCTGGTGCTGGGTTTGACGGATTAGCAAATTTAGCAAAGATGTTTTATGATGCAAGCGGTGGCAAAAATAAAGCAGCTTTAAGAGCTTATCAAGCCATGATGGTTGGAAAAGCTATTGTAAATACTTACACCGCTGCAACTAATGCTTATGCAACTGCTGGTAATCCAATACTTGGAGCTGCATTAGCAGCTATTGCTATAGCTCAGGGAATGGCTCAAGTTGCAATGATAAAAGCACAAAAATTTCACACAGGTGGACTTGTAGGTGGTGGATTGGAACGTGATGAAGTCCCAGCCATTCTTCAAACAGGAGAGTATGTTTTAAGTAGGCGAGATGTGGCAAATTTAAAGGATAACTCTAAAAATGAGAGCAATGATGGTGTTGTGATAGTTAATACTTTAGATAGTGCTGTATTTGAACAATGGGCAAATAGTAGAAATGGAAAAAGGGTTATAAAAAATGTTATATCAGGGGAGTAAAAGATTTATGGATTTAAGCCAAAATTTTGAAAATCTAGGCTCAGCCATAGTGAAATTTCCCAAGTTAAAAAATAACTTAGGATAAATTCGGCGTAGTTGTGCTAATCGTGGTGAACTTCCAAACGAGCTACCTTTTTGGTAGTGAGTGCAGGAAGTTCACCACGATTAGTGCAAATCCGTCACTATTTAGAAGTTTAAAGAAAGGATTAATATGTATGTAGAAGGAACTTGCACTGGAATGTTTGAACTACTTGAAGTTATAAAAACTACTGCAATTAGCGCTGGGTGGAAAGTTGTAGGAGAAAAAGAAGTGCTTTATAATGATATTCCAAGAGATGCAAAGTATTGCATACCAGATGGAGATATTTACTCAATTAAAGCAAATAAAACAACACCTTCAAGAAGCAGTTTTAGGGTTATTATGCCAAGGGGATTTAAGCCATTTAGTCTAAGTTATGAGAAAAATAGTCAAAATAAAGGCGTTACACTTTATGGGGTTTTATTTGACCAAACAAGAGAGCTTATATTTAAAGAAAACCTGGAAAGTAATGCAGCAATTCCAGTACCATTTAATGAAAAAGAATACATTCAAATAGAAGCTATCCCAAATGGTGGTGAAATTTATGACTTTCATCTAAATTTGCAAAGTAGCTCACCAATTTTAGAAAAAGAGATTTTTTTACATAATAATGATGATGTAAATAATGTTTTTTTAAACTTTAAAGCATTTATTGAGCACATTGATAAAACAAATTTGATGTTTGGAACCTCTACTGGATATAGCCCGGATTTTAGCGTTGAAAAGCAAATAAACACAAAAATCGGCTATTTATACGGTGATGATAAAGAGATGGAATATAAAATAAGCATCAATAATAGCCGTATAGTTATCATCTTAAAAATCCATCACCCAGGCGATGTAGATCAAAAAAATGAAGTTTGGCAGTTTGCATATCTTGGAAGGATAAGAATTTATGGCGGAGAGTGGGCTTTGCCTGATTGTAACGCTGTAATTTGCTCTGGCTTTGAAAGTCTTAGATGGAGTGAGTTTGTAAAAGCAAATATTCAAAAACCTTTTTTAAATGCTGGTGGAAATTTTATAGAGATTTTAAGCACTGCTTTTTCAAGCCCTACTCAAAACCCACAAAACTGCAACATAGTAGCCCCGCCAAATAAAAGCATATTTTCAATGCCTATAATTTGTTATGATAATTCAAATATTTATGGTGAGCTTGATGGGGTTATAAATGTGGTTTTACCAGATGGGGTAAATAATGGCGATGAGATAAGTATAGATGATAAGCCTTATACTGTTATATCAAATGGTATTGGGTTTAATAAATTTGACGCATTTGCTGTCATAAAGGAGTAAAAATGGAGTTTCAAAAAATAGAGTGCCATTTAAGAAATGAGCTTTTACTCCAAATAAAAACACTTTTATTAAAGCATAATTGGCAAGTTTTAAAAGATGAGATAGATACTCTTTGGGTTATAAATAGCTTAGGAGATGCTTTAATGTTTAAATTAATTGGCTATAGAGATGATCCAAATTATGGCAGTTCTGATAGATGTAGTATTTATATATCAAAAGGGCTTGATTTATCTAAAAAAGACTATGAACAAAATTTAAGTAAAGAAATGTGTTGGTTTAAGCTAGGTAGTGGCAAGTTTGAGTTTGAGGGTGGATATTTGTTTGCTGATGAAAAAGACTTTATTATGTTTTTAGATATTAACAGCTATCAAAAACTCATATTTTTAAGCTCATATATAAATAAAACACATGATTTTAATGGCGGAAAAGTTGCTTATTCCTCAAATTGGGCTAGTTGGTATAGTGGCTATAATTGGGCTAGTAAAAATAGCAACTTTTTAGAAGCTAGTTATAATGCTCCTTTTTCAGATAAATATGGTGGAAATTTAGCAATGGAGCTTGGCGGTAAGATGTATTTTCAAGGACCAGAAACCTATAAAAACGATTTAAATAAAAGAAAAATCACCACAAATTTATACACCCCCGATGAGTATAACGAAATAGCCTCTATAAGCGCAATTCCACTTTTAAGAGTTGGAAAGTCTCATTATAGTGGGCTTTACACTTTGATAACGCCAAATATCTTTTATAAAAATAATATAAATAAATGGGTTCATGCAGGAGAGCTTAGCAAAATTAGAGTTTTTAAAGAGGTTGATAAGTTTGAAACAGGACAAATTCTTCACCTTGGAAGTGAGAAATTTATAGTTTTAAGGTATTCAAAAACACAAGATTTTGGAAATAATTATTATATTATGGCGGTAAAAATTGTATAGTGATATAAGCTTAGCAGGATATTCAGTTTATAAAAAAAGAAACTATGAAATATCTCTTTTTAGTTTTTATAAAAACTCATCATTAATAAAACACAACTTGCCAACTGCTTTAAAACAAAAATTTAAATTTGCTGGAAGTGGAAAAATAAGCTCGGTTTTTACCTACCATGACAAAGCCATGTGGGCTTATATCATTAAAAAGGATAAAAACAACAAAGAATTTACCACCACTAATAGAAGCTTAGATTTTGAGATGATAACAAGTGATAAAGTGCTAAAGCTAAGACTAAGGAATGCTGATGTTAAAGACACTACTTTAGAAAACATTGATATAACATCAAGTGGCATCACAGTTCATGGCACTAAAATAGGCGATATTTATAAGCCAAATCAGTGGCGTGAAGTTAGCATCATAGCTTTGGCTGTTGGTGATATAGACGCTAGCGGGGTAGTAAATTTTATCTTTACAAATCAAGTTATAACTATTTTAATCAAAGGCACAAGAGCTGTGATTTTTAGCTATAGACCAGCTTATAACTACACTGAAAGCAAAGTCTATAAAACTTCCATATTTACCTCTCAAAATGGTAAAGAAGTTCGCTACTCCTTGGCTGATGGCTTTAAGAAAAAAAGTTAGTTTTAGTGTTACTTCAAAAGAGATCGAAAGTGGCGTGGCTGAGATATTAAGCTTTGCGATGCAAAGGTATTGTTTAGTGCCTTTATGGAATAGCACTGCAATTAGTAAAACAAGTGGAATGCTAAATGTATTAACTTGTGATACCACTTTAAAAGAGTTTGATAAATACCTGGTAGTTTGGAGAAATTTCAAAGACTATGAGTTTGCAAAGATACTAAATTTAAGTGATGATAAAATCATAATCGATAAGCAAGTTAGCATAAACACAGGAGATTTTATCATCCCACTACTTAAATCAACACCTAAGCAAAGTTTAAATTTAT